CAAGAGGCACAGGTGAGGTTACACCAAGAGGTGCAATGGCTATTCCTGGTGCAGTTCAGGTTGCCCCAGCAAGAGGTACAGGTGAGGTTACACCAAGAGGTGCGATGGCTATTCCTAGTGCTGGTTCTGCACAAACAGCTCCTGCAGCTGCTCCTGCTGAAGAAGCCATTGCAGCTCCAGCTCAACAAGATAGCGACGGTTCATTTAGACTAGCTGGTATGGATTTTGGTGAAGATTCTACAATGAACATCGGCAACATAATGAATGAGCTGGTGGGCGGTGGTGATGGTTCACTAAGCAGAGAAGGATTATTTGCACCAAGTCCTTTAACAGGTAGATCATTTAATGATGCATTTGCTGCTGTTACGGGTCAAAATATTGAAGATGTAGATGCAGCAAGAGAAGAGCTGTTTAGACGTTACCAGGGTCCAGAAGACTTTAGTATTACTGGCAGGGCTGTTAACAATGGTTCTACATCTATTGCAGCTGCTAGAGAAGAAAGAATGAGTGGATCTGGTTCTGTAGTATCTGCACCAACTGATAATAGTACAAACGTTACTAATGTATCTAACCAGACAACAGTTGTTGGATCAACTAATCCAAGATCTAATGAGCCTACTATTATGGCTACAATTGCTTGTCATTACGATACTTGTTTCGGATAATAAAAAAGGGGGCTCTAGGCCCCCTTCTCTTTAGTCGTCAGCAGCAAGCTTTTCAAAGAACGACATACTATCATCATCGTCATCATCTGTCGCAGCAGACGCAAACGCTGGTGCAGCAGCGGCTTCAGGCTTAGGTGCTTCAGTAAACTCTACCTCATCAGCAGTACTCATAGTACCACCAGCAGAGCCACCATCAAGACCAAGTACACGATTCATCTTAGCTTTAAGCTCATCGTATGACTTGAAGTTCTTAGGATCGACCAACTCTTGTAAAGAGTATTGTGACTTCCAAATCTTCTCAAGCTCGTCATCATCTTCTGATAGAGGTCGAGGTGAGTCAAACTCAGACTTATCGTAGTTACGATAGCCTTCTACATTACGAATCTTAAGTTTAAAGTCCGCACCAGTCCAGAGGTCGAACGGGTTCATTGGGCTTTCATCTTCAAACTCTGGATTCATTGCTTCGTTGAGCTTGTCGAAAATCTTTTTACCAAACCTATAAAGGAATACCTTACCTTCATTAGCAGGATTAGCAGGATCTTTTACTACGTAAATATTAACGTAGTAGTTTAGACGACGCTTCTGCTTACGTACTTGATCCTTATTAGACTCAATACCTGAGTTCCAAAGCATAGAGTTATACTCTGATACAGGATCTTTCTTATTGAGAGTAGTTAGAGAGTTCTCAATATACCAACCACCCGGTCCTTGGAAACCATGATTAAACATACGAACCCAAGGAAGATCTTCACCCTCTGGAGCAGGTAGGAAACGAATAACAGCAAAGCCGTTACCTGCTTTATCTACTTCTGGCTTCCACAGGTTATCATCTAGCCGGGTTTCACCTGGGCCTGATGTCATCTTAGTTGTTTCTGAGATTAGTGCTTCGAGTGAAGACTTACGATTACTCTTAAGAGCAGCGAACGAACTTGTCATATTTTTCTCCGTATATGCGATGTATTTTCTTATCCACAATATTCATAATAACATGTATATTTAGCTAGTAAATACACTTTTCATTACCTTTTTATAAGCTTGTAGGTCAACTTGTAAGAAGGGTTTATACTTGTTAGATTTGTCTCTAACAGTACAATACATTATATCATCTTTTAGGGTAGAGTTCCACTGTTTTGTGAAATTTAATATCCCATCCATGATAGTAAATGTTTCAAGAGATAGATGCTTACCAAGATACTTCCTAAGTAGAGGAGGATGAACGGACTTCACCACTTTAAAATACTCATCAAACGAGATGTCTTTGGACTCAATTTCATTGTATATGCTCTCACATTCAGTCTTAAAGTTATATTTTAAACTTTCAATACGCTTACGCCATTCTATATAATTTTTCTCACTCTCAGCACCAACTAAAGAGCCTGACCAACTATGGTTGTCATTAAGAAAGTTAGCTACAAAAAAGTAAACCAACTCTTGCCCTTTATAATTGCGCTCAAGTTTAGCGAAGAAGAATTTGTCTCTACGTTTAAGAAAACTATCACCTGATACTTTTAACTTTCCATTATATTTAAAATAATCGTAGTTTGATGTGAAGTGATTTCTTATAGCGAGATATGTCTTATAAGCATCTAATCCTTCATAAACATTCATACCGGTAGCTTTGCAGTCTTCTCTTTCATTAAATTTAATTCAGCACATTCAGCTTCAATCTTTTTCTTTATGATAGTATTGATTAGCTTTGCACCTGTCTCTAGTTCAATTTCATTCTGCTCACAATACCACATTACGGCATCGAAGTATGATAATCTTTTATCTTTAACAACCTCTTCAATCTTCATTGAGAAGGTTTGTGTGTTCATTATTTCAACCATCTTTACGAACTATATCCTCTTCTTCATTGATTCTGCCTGTAAAATACATGTGAGCCGATTCGACCAACAAGTTGCAACCTCTGTGCCCAAGCAGGGCTAACATATGTGGCGTGATAATGAGTGCAGCCTTCAGTAATGCCGCGATAGGTACTGTTAAAATACATATTAGATGCTACATCGATAGCATGCCACCATGCATCGTTTGTTGCAATATTAGGAATACGGTCTGATTTTCCATCACAATACCAACTAAATTGACACTGATGGCGAATCATATTACCGTTTGAATCTTGACGACCTTGTTTGACCACATCACATATTGTATTAGGATAGTCTGCGCTATATACTCGATTAAGAGTAACATCAGCAACAGCAGCTTGCCCAGCTAAACTATCACTTCTTGCCTCGAAGTAAATGTTTTTAGCCAGGCAATCTATCTCTTCCATTTCATTCGCATGTACTAGCGAACCAAACATAACAAAACCAATAATCAGCAAAAGCTGTTTCATAACAAATCTCCTCATTCTCATATCTTATTATAGTTACTTTCGTTACGAAAGGCAACTATTATTTTATATCATTTAGAGGATTATCAAGAGCTTCTTGAAGTTTCTCATTTAGATCTTTCTCAAGACGACGCATGTCTTCTTCTAGACGTGTTTCTGTATCACGCATAGTATCACGTACATCTTTTTCTGTTTCACGGCTAATATCTGAAAGCTCTCTTAAACGACTATCGATATCCATTTGAACCTCTTTAACTCTCTTTGAAGTTGAGTCATTGATTTGTTCAATACGAATGATATCGTCTTTTAGATCTTTCTTGATATCACGGGTGTATTCAATAGCGTCATCTAACTTAGTTAGTACTAAAGTATTCTCTGCTTTGATTTCTTCGATATCAATATTCTGGACAACTTCTTTCATATCCATGTAGTCTTTGTATAGAATAAAACCACCATACAACGATCCAATTAGCGAAGCAACCAATGTTAATGCTGCACTAATAGACACTGCGTTCATCTTTATACCAAACAACCTAAAGTCTTTGGTTTTTAGACTCTCTAATTCAGACTCTATATTTTCTAGACCTTCGCCTAAATCCTTAGACATTAGATTTCTCCTTACAATTATCTCCATGCCATCTACCATAAACGTTTTTTGCTATGTGCTCGTGGCAATGTGGGCATTCTATTTTATCATGTGATTTACCTTTAAATGCAATTGTATCATTTCTCATATTGTGACCTTACCATCTCTCGATGTACTGCGTCACTTGCTCCATTAAATAGTCTTGCATTCGGGTTATCATAATTTTTTTGGCCAGCGTAAATATCTTTTGGTTTATAAAATTTACCGCTTGGCATTTGAGGCTGTTGATACGCTCTAAAGTTAGGATTATAACCTAGTAATGCTGCTTGTGCATCTTCCGAGTCATCCCCAGCTAAAGCTTTTTCAACTAAATTGTCTTCTTTTGCATTCTGCTCTTCGTAACTTTCTTCTGCTGATTCTTCTGCAATCTCTTCAGCTTGTGTTACAATATCTCTAGCTACCTTCTCAGTTATTTCGTTTAGTATCTGAGTTAACGGATTGCTAAGATCAGTCAAATCGATTTTTGATAATGTTGTTTCAACACCACCTTCTATACTACCGTTCTGCGATGTGTTAAACGTATCATTGATATTATTATTAAACACATCTTCGATAGTATCAGCCCCATTTATCCCATCGTCTCCGCTGTTGTTTATACCAGTTATATCTACATTATCGTTCATTATATCAGCAGCGCTAAGCTGATTCTCTGCAGTCTCTGTACCTGTATCTCCTGATATCGATACATCTATACTAGTACCAACACCACTAATATCAGCCCCAGTAATACCATCGCTTGACATACCTATCTGCATACTACTATCTACACCAGATTGACTGTCAGATGATTGACTAGACATATCATCCACACCACCGCTGATAGCATTAGAGACAACATCAGTTAATGTACCATTAGCATTTGAAATACCGTCTGATGTTAAATCAGATAATACACCGCCAGATTCCGATAATCCAATACTAGAACTTCCTGTAGCTTGTGTTGCTGCTGTTGACTCGGCTGCAGCTGTTGT